GCTTGCGATATTCGGCAAGGGCACTATGGAATGGGGCGCACCAGGGCGCGGTATTTGGATGGTTGGCACGAACGAACTTTACAACGGGTACACAAAGAGCCTGCTTTTCAAGGAGGCTAAAAGAGTGCTGAATGAATGGGTGCGTAAGCATGGACTGCTGCACAATATCGTCTACGAGAAGAACCGCACTAGCATTAACTATTTAAGACACTTGGGGGCGGTATTCTTGGTAGAGCCTAAAATAGGTTGGGACGGCAAAAAGTTTTATCAGTTTTATATTCCATATAGAGGGGAGTGAACGTAATGGGTACACTTGGAATCTTAATGGGGCTGCAAACTGTTATGCAGTTAAGCGGCCAGCATCAGCAGGCCAAACAGCAGGAACAGGCATATAAAGCGCAGGCGCAGGCCGCACAGCAGAACGCGGCTATTATGAGCCGCGAACGTGAGCAGCAAGCAGAAGCATATGCGCAGAAGCAGAGCCAGCTTAACGATAGAATGAGGCTTGCAAGGGGGCAGGCGCTGGCGGCGGCAGGCAGCAGCGGCCTAACTAGCGGCGGCAGTGTCAGCGATATTCTTTCAAGCAGTGAGAACGCTTACAGAAAAGACAGCATGAATCTGTTGCAGAATCAGCGCAATGATGCGTGGAGCACTTATGTAAACGAAGTCAATTACCGCAACCAGGCAAGCGCATATAATGCGGCGGCGAAGAACGCTAAAGCCAACGGCAAAATGCAGATGTTTAGTACGCTTGTAGGTGCGGCGGCGAACGCTTACTCTAAAGGTATGATTGGCGGCAGCAAGGGAACAACTACGGTAAGCAGTGACGATTGGTACGATGCTAACAGTGATTTCAATCTTCCTGCTAGCAATATGAACGGCTTCAATCTTTACAACCAGGCAAAGAAGAATAACCCGTTCATGGATAATACAGGCTTTACTAAATGGAACTGGTAAGGGAGGTGCAGTATGAAGATTGCAGGTTATCAAGGCAGCGTCAATTTAGGTACCGGTGGCGGTGCGACTGTCAAGGTATCGAGTGACCTTAACGCTTATGGCAGCGGCGGCAAAGGACTTGCCGCTATTGCCGGTGCCGCCAACAAATGGGCGGTAGCAGTAGAAGCACAGCAGGAAGATGAGGACAAACAGTCCATTCTTAATGCTATGGATATATTTAATAAGAGCCGTTATAACATCATGTACAACGATGAAAGCGGCCTTATGAATACAAAGTTAGAAGGCACTGCCGGTGCAGGCGCAAGCTACACAGAGCAGATAAATAAAGCAAGGCAGGATGTATTAAGTAATACCAAATTGCACAGCCAAAAGAACCAGCTTGCATTAGACCATTTAATGTATCAGAGCGCACAGCAAGGCTTCCAGACTGTCGACCAATACGAGCAGAAGCAAAAAGAAGCAGTCACTGATTTGCGCTATGACAATAATATTCAGAACTCCTGCGAGTTTGTACAGAAGAACTGGAACAACCCGCAGGCGCTGCAAGATGAAATTATTCGTACACAGTTGCTGACAAGTGCTATATATGGCAAGCGTGGCGCAGAGTTTATCGAATCTAAGAGCAGAGCCAACATTGGGCAGGTGGTAGCAAGTGCCGTCGGTGCAAGCATCACCAACGAAGATTATGGCACTATGCGTAACATCATGGATAAGTACGGTAGTTATCTGACTGCCAATCAGCGAGCTGCTTTTGAGAAGGTGGCATACGATAAAGAGAGCAGCGCTTTTGAAAGAAATACCGCTAAAGATTTGTATGCTAAATATGGCGACAATGAAGAAGCGGTACGCAAAGAACTTGAAGGCATGAAAGGATTTAGCGGCGGCGAAAGCGGTAATGATTTTGAGAATTTGCTAACTTCTTTCGGTATTCAAGAGAGCGGCGGCAATTATAACGCCAAGAATGGCCGTACAGGCGCAAGCGGCAAATATCAGATTTTGCCTAGTAACTGGCCTAGCTGGAGTCAAGAAGCAGGCTTGCCAGCAGGTGCGGAAATGACACCGGAAAATCAAGAGATTGTAGCACGCTTTAAGTTAAAACAATACTATGATAAATACGGTGCAGCAGGTGCAGCGGTAGCATGGTATAGCGGAGAAACTAATGCACAACGCTGGGTGAGCGGTAAAACAACGGATGTATGGGGGAATACCTGGGACACTCCGCAGCATGGGAATGAGCCTAGTATCAAAGAATATGCAGAGAGTGTTACCAACAGAGCGGGAAGTGTGCGCAGCACTCACAACATGAGCCAGGATGAGCAAGACCGCATTATGAAGCAGTACCGCACTATTAAAGCAGACCATGACAGAATAGAAACTTATAAGAAAAACAAACTTTTTGAAGGGATAAAAAATGAGATATTTGCTATGTTTGGTAACGGCACAAGCTATAGTGAAGCTATGGCGTGGGCTACTAACCAGGCAGGCAGTGACCCCGACAAGTATGTAACTTATCGCAATGCTGTTAATGCTATATATGGACCGCAAGGCAGAAGCGGTAGCGGTGGAAGCAGTAACGGAAAACTTGATGACGATGCAATAGGCGTACTGGAAGATATGCTGCAAGAAGGCAAGTTTTCTAGCATTGACCAATTCTTGGCATACGCTGCTAACAAAGGTGCATCATCTGCGCAGCGTGGGAAGTTAGAAAAAATATACAAAGATTGGTATAGCGGTACAGGCGAATTTGCTTTTGATATGGAAGGCCTTGTGCAACAAGTCGCAGGTAAAAATGCTGATGCACTGTACAAGAAGAAAATCCAAAACTATGGGCGGCAATGGGTACGCGCTTATCGCGTAAAAAATCACGGCATGAATCCGGGTGAAACGGAGTTGTTGGAAGCCTTGCAAAACTGCGTAACTACTAAGGTTTACGGCAGCTATGTTACCGAAAAACATTCATTCTGGTTTGACAGTACAGAAGATATAAAAGCAAGTGACGCAGATTTGATTGCACGTGGTATCGCAAGCGTAAATAAAACCGGGGATGATTGGTACGATGTTAAATGGTTGGATGGCACATCGGGCAAAATAAACGGTGCATATCTGGCAAAGTTACTGAAAGGAGATTACTAAATGGCTAATGAACCTTTAGACGAATTCGACCGCAGATTAAAGGCAAAAAAGGAATATGCTAATTATGGCTTTATTGCTGATATTGACAGCGGCTTGTCACCTGCTGAAACTCTAGGCTTTTATGACCTGCAAAAAATGAGTGACGATGAATACAACAAGTTTTCGCAGGCAGTAAAAAGCAATAGCTCACCGACGATTGATACTAGCAGTATTATCAACGACGATAAGCCGGGCATAGGCACTGCCGTAATGAACGGCCTTAAAGGTTCGGTGCGTGGCTTATTCGGTGCGGCTAAAGCGGCCGTTGACGCTAATATTGAAGCTCATAAGGGTGACAAGAATGTTGTTAAAGAGTATGACCAATCAGAGAACATCAGCAAGGCTTTAGGCTATGTCACCGATGAGATTTTGAAGCGCGAAGAAGTTAAGGCTGATACGGCGGCTGGGCAACTTGGTTATGATTTGGCCGAAAATGGTATTCAGCTTTTAGTACAGCTTGCACTGACTAAAGGCGCAGGCGCTGCCGGTGCAGGAATGAAAACTGTACACGCTATCAGTATGCTTTACAATGGTGCAAACATCAGCGGTGAACAATATCTGCGACTGCGCAAAGAAGGCGTAAACGCAAGCAGAGCGGCAGAAGCAGGCTTGATGAACGCTGTGCCGCAGGCGGTATTGGAAGAACTGCCGCTTGGCAGACTGCTAAAGAAGATGCCAGCCGGTAGCGGTCTGAAAGCTAAGATTTGGGAAGTCACTAAACGCGGCCTTGAAGAAGGCGTTACCGAAGCATTGCAGGAATTCCCGGAACAGGCGACGGACTTATGGGCAAAGAACCCAGGTGCAAGTACTGCAAAACTTGCGGAAATGTGGGGTGAGAACTGGCAGCAGAATTTGAAGGAAGCAGGCTATAGCGGCCTTATCGGCGGTATCCTTGGCGGTACAGTCAGTGGCGTAAGCGTTGCCGTTGACAGTGCCGTTGAGCACGTAGCCTTGAAAGCGAACGAAGAACGCAAGGCAAAGTTAGTAGCAGACGCTGAACGAATCAAAGAAACAGGCATTAACCCCGAATACGCAGGAGCAAGCATTGACGCTATTAATGCTAACGTAGAGGATAATACTGTTACTGTATCAGCGCAGGATTTAGAAGGCTACAAGCAGACTAGCAACAATAATAAACTTTTTGAGGAATTGGGAATTACCGAAGAAGAAGTTGCAACGGCTGCGGAGCTGGGGCAGGATATAGATATTAGCCGTGGCAAGTTTACGGCGGCTATGGCTAAGGACAATGCACTGTTTGAGGCTACAAAAGACAATATGTATTTTGACAGCAACGGCGAATTGTCGGACGGCGGCGCAAAGACACGTAAGGAATTGCGAGAAGGCTATAACTTAACCAGGCAAGCAAGTACGGAGCTTGACGCAGAACTTGACGCTATTGTTGACAGCGCTACTAAAGCCGGTATGAATAAATCTCATGCTGGCAATTTGCGCTTAGTGCTGGAGAGCCGCGCACTTATTGCAGACCCCGAAAATCCTGCTGCATGGCTGCAAAAGAATAAGCTGCGCTTTGAAGATGGCGGCAAAGCTAAACAAAAGAATGGCTGGTTTAGCAAGGGAGGAGTGCTTAAAAAAGAGCAATTCTATACTACTAATATTACCGGAAATGAGATGGGACACTATTCAGATTTGAAGAGCTTGCAGAAAAAGGCTTTTGCATGGTATAGGGACAACTTGCAAGGCACGAGCGTTCATAATGGTGTATTGGGTGATATTAGAATAGATAAAGGGTATCAAGAAAATAATATTAAATTTGGCGCAAGTGGCAGAAAGAAAATGGAACACACTTCCGCTAAAAAAGAAAAACTTTTTGCATTGCGCTATTTACGTGAAATTATGGAGAATGGTAATTTCGTTACAGAATCTGCGCCGCAAAAAGAAAAACATTCAGACGAGAATTTTTATTATATTCATTCTGCACTGAATGTTAATGGTGAAAAACGTTATGTAGTTGTTACAGTAAGAGAACATAATGATAAATCATTATCATATTATAATCATAATGTTTTTAACGAAAGTGAGTATAAAAAAATAGAGGACGCGTTCAAGCCCTCGGGTTCCGAGCAATTCAAGGCTCAGCCCAGTATCTCAAACAAAACGTCCTCTTTTGCTGATAGTGTATCACAAAAAGCAGATAATTACAAGCAACAAAAAATTGTCAATGGTACACTGAAAGATAAAGGCATGATTTCCCCAATGGATGATGGTACTTATGTTATCACGCTTTTTAAAGGTGCAGACGCAAGCACAGTTATCCATGAAACAGGACACTACTTTGCAGAAACTATGATTAACGAAGCACTTGCAGACCCCAGCAACGCAAGACTAAATGCTGATGCAAAAAAGCTCATGGAGTATGCAGGCGTTGACGCTGACACGTGGGCAAGCGGTGACGTTGAAGCAAAGAGAGCCGGGCATGAAAAACTGGCAGAAGCATTTGAAACCTACATCATGGAAGGCAAAGCGCCTAGTGTTGGCTTGCGCGGAGTGTTCCAGAGATTCGCTAATTGGTTATCAGCTATTTATAGCAAGATAGCAAGAAGCGACAATGCGGCAGAGCTGACACCGGAAGTGCGGCAAGTGTTTGACAGGATGCTGGCTTGCCGTGAAGAGATTGAAGTTATGGCACGCATGGAAGGTATGTTTGGTGCTTTACCCGACAATATCACATCCACGCTATCCGAACAAAATAAAAAGACCTTGCAGGATAAAATCTTAAAGGCTAAAGACAAGGCCGTGGATATTCTTACAAGGCGTGCTATGGCTGATTTCAGCGCGAAGCGCAGAGCTGAAAAGGCTGCTTTCATCGAAGAAATACGGCCGCAGATTGAAGACGCGGTGGCGTGGGAACTTGTCAATCGTGCAAGACGCCAGGTAGGTTATGAGTTTGGCCAGGAAGTTAAGGTTGTTGATTCGCACTTTATAGACGATGAGCACGGCATGGCTCATGCTAATAATTCGGATACTCCATGGCGCAAAACAAAGCTTGCCAATCCTGCAATTATAGCAAGAAAGTACAGGCACGTTTTAGGAAGCATACTGCCAAACTATAATGATATGCTGAACGATACCAATGCCAGCATTGACGATATACTCAATCCGATAGTTGAGTATCTGCAAGCAGAAGTCGACACATACGGCACACTTTCTAAAGAGCGTATTGCAAACGCTGAAGACATGCTCGTTGCTATGTTCAGCAAGTTAAGACAAAAAACAGTAACCAATCCTACATTCGTTGTTGATGAGCACGGCATGGCTCATGCTAACTTTAGGCAGAAAATCAACGAATGGGAAACAATCGAAGCTAATCCGCGTAGGCTTGCGAGAAAATATATTTATGGCAACGAACGCATAAACTATAACGAGTTATTAAAAGATACAAACAGAGCTATTGATGATATTTTAAATCCTATTGCTGACAGAATAGAAAGTGAGCTTGCGGAATACCAAGATACAGTCAAGAGTGAACGTGCGTTTTTTATCAATGGCAAGTGGGGCTACTTCGCCGCAACCAATAGAACAGAAGGCAAGTATGCAAACGATTTTGCAGGCATACCGGACCAGAGCGCAGTCTTGGTTGATTTTGGTGAGATAGGCAAGGATGGAAAACGTCATTGGACTAAGCGAGCTTTAGAGCAAGCGGATATTGAAGGCCTTGTATTCCATGAAGCAGGCGACAGTATTCGTAATGTCAACTGGGTATCAAGATACGTTCACGATTACGGCGGCAACATAAGCGACTTGACCAGCAAAAAAGGACGCAGAAGAATTGCCGAAAAGATTGCAAGGGGCGAAGATATAGCGGACTACTACGATTTGCGTAGCACCGGTTTAGATTATGGCGATGCCGAAATTAAGGCAGACTTTAAACATATTGTCGATGAGCTGGACAGACTGCAAGCGTTGAAGCATAGACTTGAAACAGACCCCGAAGGTGTCGACCTGGTAAAAGAAAGTAAGCGCAACCAATTATCGCAGGAGCAGAAAGAACTATTTGACCAGATAGCAGAAGAAAACGGCTATGCCGGCGGCTACGAAATGGCAAGGGAGATTGTCGAAGGTTACACCGTCAATGAGAATGAAGGCAGCGACGTACAGGACAACTGGGCAAGGAAGTATATTCGTAACGGCGGTGACAGAGCGAAACTAAAGAATGAGGAAGGCTTGAAGGAGATTGCCGAAACTTTGGTAGAGGGTGAGCAGCTTACAGAGCTTAACGAGCTTAAAGCCTTGAAGCACGAGCTTGAAACTAATCCGGATAAAGTCGACCTTGTGGAGATGAGCAAAAAGCGTGCCTTGTCTAACGAGCAGAGAGAACTGTTTGACTGGGTGGCTGACAGCTTAGGCTATGACAGCGGCGATGCTATGGCGCAGGATATTTTGACTTCGCCGAGTGAAAGAGCTATGGTGCGTCAAGAGATTGACAAGGCTGTAAACCGCAGATTCCCCGACTTCATGCAGGAGCGTGAGCAGGCAAGAGAAGCGGCAAGGGAAGCACTCTATAATGACGAGAGCGGCGAAGTGGTGGCACTTGAACAACAGCTTATTGATGAGGCACTCAACGAAATAAGCGACAAGGATATTAAGCAAAAAGAGCGTGAGAATATTGCTAAAGTGCGGAAGCAGAACGCAGACAATTTTGCTAAACGCTATATTCAGACTTTGCCAGCAGGCGAAGTTATGAAGCCGAGAAGATTTGCTATGGCAGAACGCAGAGCGGCGGCTAATGCAAACAAGGCTGCTAAAGCCGGACTTTTGGAAGAAGCGGCTATGTATAAGCAGCAGCAGATGATTAATCACGCTTTGTATCGTGAAGCAGTCAAGGCGAAACATCAGATTGAAAGCGCAAGAAAGTACGTCAAAAAGCAGATGCACAGCAAGAAAGAAGTATGGGGAACAGAGCAGCACTTCTTCCAGATGTGCGCTTTGCTGGAGCGTATGGGCTACCATCGCAAGGACTTTAACACCAACGGTAGAGAGGTGCAGTCGCTTAGCGAGTACATTGCAGAGATGCAGGCGAAGTACGGCGACGAAATTATTTCTATGCCGGAGTTTGTTCTGAACCCGAATAATGATTTGACCAATGCACCGCAACTTAGCCTTGCAAATTACATGGACGTTATCGACGCACTGAAAAACATTCGTGCTATTGCAAAGCAAGATACGAAGATGAATAAAATTGCTGCCGGTGAAGCTTTTGAACAGGTTAAGGCTGATACGATAGCGCACCTGCAAGAATTGCCGGTAGAGTACGAGGCGGAGATTGGCAGCGACAGTAAAAAGAGCCTGCGTAAGCGAATTGTCGAATGGCCTAAAAATATCATAGCTACACTGCGTAACGCTGATAACTTCTTCTTGATGATGGATAATTGGACGGAAGGTTATTTTACTAGGGAGTTTTACAACAAAATCAACCATTGTGCAGATATGGAAAGCACGATGCTTGAAAGTTACCAGAACGAGCTTATAGATGCTTTACAGAAATGGGAGCCGGACAAGAAAGCAGGCATTGCGCATGATACAAGGATTTACTACGAAGAGCTTGGCGGTAGCGCAGATAAGCATGCTTTGATTGCTATGCTGTGCAACCTTGGCAGTGATAGTAACGCCGCAAGGCTGTGTTCACAAAAACCGGTAGGCGTAAAAAATTCTGATATATGGGTGGAAGAATCGGAGCTTATCGGCAGAGAAGAAGCGATGCTACAAACCAAACAAAACCTTATAGAGTTTTTGTGTAAGCATCTGACTAAAGCAGATATTGCCTATGCGCAGGCACGTATCAATGCAGCAAGTAAATTCTGGCCTATGCTGGCAGAAGTCAATCGCAAGACAAAAGGCTTTGAGCCGCCGAAGATTGAAGCGTCACCGCTGGTGCTGAAGCTTGCAAGCGGCGAAAGCGTAGTATTTGACGGTGGCTACTTCCCGTTGGAACGTGATAAACGCACCGGCAGTATGCCCGGAAAATTTGACAGAATCGACAGCACCGAAGAAGGCAACAGACCGCCACAACGGACTTTGACTACTAATACCGGGTCCAGTAAGTCACGTATTGGCGGCAAATATCCCGTAGACTTATCGCGTGGCAGTGAGGTTACGGCGGTAAAAAGCACTATTCACGATATTTGTTATCGTGAAACAATGCTTGATTTCAGAAAGATACTGAACGATGAGGATATTTACCGCAACATGGTTGAGCGTTTAGGCGACACCAACGTAAGACTTTTGAGAGAGTTTTTGCAGGCTTGCGCTAACCCATACGGCAATAAGACAGCGTATATGGCCGAAAAGACATTTACGAAGATTGCCGACGCTTTGCGTAATGTTGCAACAAATGCGGCTATTATGTTTAATTTTAAAACGATAATGCAGAACACTACTAACATATTTCTTTACGGCAATAGCACAAAAGGCTTTACTCATGCCGACGCTTTCAGAGCCTTACTTCGCAGTTTTACAAGTGAAGGCAGAGCAGAAGTAGACGCTATTTGTGCCAAAAGCGCATTTATGCGTGAGCGTTCGCAAGTGCCAGACATTACGTTAAGGGATATTCAGAACCGTTCTGACCTTAACCCGATTGAAAAAAGGACGCTGAAATATGGTGCAATGCTGTTAGGTTACACTGATATGATGACTGCAAAACCAGTATTTGCAGAAGCATACATGAAGAAAATCAACGAAGGCAAAACAGAGCAGGAAGCACTAGACTTTGCGAACACTGTTATTCGCCGCACGTTAGGCAGCAGCCGTATTCATGATGTATCAAGTATGCAACGAAATAGCGGCTTATTCAGATTGTTTACGATGTTCCAGGGATTTTTCAACACACAGTTTAACCAATGGGACAGAGAAGCACATATCGCCAAAAGGTTATGGAATAGCGGCGAGAAAAAAGAAATGGCTGAACGGCTGATTGCTTTTGCTGGTGCCAAATTTCTCGGCGTGTGCTTGCTGAACGTGGCTATTGCAGAGCTTTCTTTGACTGCTCCTTTTGAGAAAGACAAGGACGGCTATCGCAAATTGTCAAAAGAGCTTATCAACTACCCGTTGTCTATGGGTGGACCTTACGGCCAATTTGCAAATATCGGCATACAATGTCTGTTAGGTATGAGGAACTATGGCTACAGACTGACTGCGGCGCAAGGCTTGATTGATAAAGGCTTTACTGTTCCAAGACGCTTGAATGACGTTGTGGAAGGCAAGACAGAACCCGGCGAGTTAATAGAACAAGCAGCATATGTCGGCGGTGCATTTCTTGGCGTTCCTAGCGGCATCTTCAATATCATATTCAACAGCATAGATATTGCTGCTGATGATATGGACTTTGAGCTGCAAGATATTTACAAACGCAGACCGAAAAGCGAACGTAAAAAAGATTGACAAAGATTTCACAAAGTAGCATAGATATAACCTTTTGAAAATAGGTATATAATTAGTTAAAGTGAATTTATTAAAAGTAGATATATTTTTATATATCTACTTTTCTTTTGGCAAAAACAATAAAAGGAGGGGAGCTATTATGCTTGCTCATGTCGATAACAGAATCACATATAGCGGTAACGGAAATGCAACAGAGTTTGCGTATCAGTTTAAAATTTTAGACAGAACAGACATTAAAGTTATGCTGACAGACGCAGACGGCAAAGAAAAGCTGCTGACTAAAGATTATTACGTTGATGTTGAAAAGAATGTTGTACGTTATCCAGGTTATGCAGTCGGCGCAGAAGTGCCGGAGAGTGAACGGCCGCCGGCGTTGCCGACAGGTTGGAAACTGACGATTTATAGGGAAGTGCCGGTAACGCAGGAAACGGATTTGCCAGACCAATATCCTTTTAACCAGGTTGAGGCAATCGGTGACAAATTGACGATGATTGCGCAACAGCTTACCGATACTACCGACAGAAGTTTGAAAATCGGTGTAAGCAAAAGTACTGATATTGATACTGTAATCCCGTGGGAGAACGGCAAGAGCTTTAGAATTAGCGACGACGGAAAAAAACTTGAATTGTCGGAAGACCCGGCAAAGGTTTTGCCATTGGCGCAAGGTGTTTACGCGCAGACTCAAGCACAAGCACAGAGTGCCGCTGCAAGCGCAACTGCGGCAGCAAAGAGTGAAGATAGTGCATTCGAATCAGCAGGCGTAGCAGGTAACAGCGCACAGTACGCGAGCTTATCTGCTGCAAGCGCTGCTGAAAATGCGGAGCTGACGAGTGGTTATAAGCAGGAGGCATTAACCGCCAAGGCTGACGCTACGGCATCTGCAACCAACGCAAAGGCAAGCGAAGCCAATGCCAAAATTAGCGAAAACAACGCAGAAGCCAGCAAGGAAGCGGCACAGTCTGCTGCTACTACTGCTAGTAACTTTGCGTCTGCTGCAAGAAACAGCGCGAATGAAGCACAGACCTACAGTAACAATGCAAAAACCTACATGGACAATGCTAAAAATTATAGTGAGAATGTTAATGTGTTTGTTCCTAGTATGTCTACGGAGGGTGTCTTAAGTTGGACGAATAAAGCTGGACTGACTAACCCCAAAAGTGTGAATATTAAAGGCGCAAAAGGTGATACAGGTACTGCTGCGTCTATCAAGATTGGTAGCGTGACTACAGGTGCAGCAGGTAGTAATGCAAGTGTTACCAATAGTGGCACTGCTAGTAATGTTGTTTTGAATTTTACGTTGCCTAGAGGTAAAGATGGTGCTGATGGTGGCGTTACTGTTGATGCTGAACTGTCTGATACTTCCACTAACCCTGTCCAAAATAAAGCTATCTATAATGCACTGCTGAATAAAGTCGGGACTGATATTTTCTCTGGTTTCGCTTTAATGGGTGCAACCTCTACAATAGCATGGCGACAAGGCTCGCAGGCTATAGGTTCAATTAATGCTACTAATTATACAGGCACAGCAGCTAGAGCTACACAAGATGGCGCAGGCAATGTAATTACTGAAACTTATGCTACTAAAGCTGATATTAATGGGGTAGTTAAAACCGTTAACAATACTGCTCCCGACGAAAACGGTAATGTAACTATTGCTGTTAGTAGTGGTGACGGCGTTAGCACATCGGAATCTAACACGTGGACGGCACAGCAGCATTTCCATGACCTTATGCTCAGCCGAGAGAAGTACACTACTTATGTTGTCAATAGCACATCCGATACACCTATAACCTCCACGATGGTTTATGCTGTGACAAGTGCATTTACACTTGACCTTGCTACTTTGGCTGGGGCATTAAGTGCTAGTCAATCATCCGTATTTACTGCATATTTTGCTGCAAATGCAGATTACAGTTTGACCATAAGTAATGCAGGAAAATTAAAATATGTTGGTAGCGCAAGTGACGTAGCTATTACAAGTGCAGGATTGCTCCTTAACATTTGGATGAGCAAAGATAGTGGAGGTACGTTGACGAGCATTGTACAAGCTAACAAGTTAGGAGGTGACGTATAATGGGACTTAATAGAATGATGATGGGAAAAAGTGAAGTAAAGGTTGAAGATGGTAGCAAGCATTGGACTTTTAGGGAAGCAGATAATAAAACAATTTCTTTTACTGTTCCAAAGGGGATTAAAAGAATCAAAGTGGTTGCAGTAGTTGACTATGCTGAAGGTACCGAAGATTATTCAAGTTTTTATGCAAATATTAAAAATACAATAAATAATAAAATTTGGGGTGAAGGCATTTCAGAATGTGAGATGCTTGAAAATATAAACCACGTAGATATTGATTCTATTGTAGGTGTAACCCCAAATAAAACCTATACATTGCATTTTGACTGTTATTATACAACAGATGGTGTAACTTTTTCATGGGGTAAAGCAATAAATGCGATGACACCCACAGTTGAAGATTATTAAGCAAAGGAGAAACAAAATGCAAACAAAATATAAATATAAAGACCAAACCTATTCTAACATTTACCTACTTTCAGAAGCCTTAGGGCAGGAAGGTATCTTTATACCTCTTTCTATCTCCGAGGAAGCCTTGGCAGAATTAAATGTTACTGTTACGCATGAGGAAGAACCCTTAGAAGTAATTAAGCAACGTAAGATTACAGAGCTGAAATATCAGCGTGATAAAGCAGAGGTTACTCCCATTGAATACAATGGACATAGTTATGACTTTGACAGTAAAGCCCGTGACCGAATCAGCGCTGCAATTATTGCGCTGGAACTGCAAGGCGAGGGAGCTACAATAGAGTGGACCACGGCAGATAATGCCGATACGCCAGTAACTGCTAACGATTTAAAGATGATTATTGCTGCCGTGGCGGTGCGCTCAAACAAACTGCATATTGCATATCGTGTAACAAAAGAAAAAGTTGAGGCAGCAACTACGGCAGCAGATGTAGAAGCCGTGATATTTAAAGTTTAATTATAGGGGTGTAGCAGATGATAGAACAATCTTTAGATGCGGCGTTGAACTCCGTGATTAACGTTGTGTTCGGTGGCGTAATAACGCTGCTAATTACCATGTACCGTCAAAAGAAAAAAGAAAATGACGCACTAAAAGCAGGCTTACAAGCGTTGCTCCGCGACAGAATAATCCAGGCTTATAATCACTATGTCCAGGATAAAGGCTGGATACCAATCTACGCAAAAGAAAGCATCGACGCCTGCTACCGGAGTTACGAGGCGCTTGGAGATAATGGCGTCATTGATAGTTTAATGGAGCAATTAAATGAACTGCCTAACTATGATTTAAAAGGACATGATGAAAAATGCAAGGAGTGTAAGTGTCATGCGTAAATTGATTAACATGTTGAAAAAGAACGATAACGCTTACAGCGTAGGCAGAATCTGCGCTGTGATTGGCTTTGTTGTTTGGGTGCTGGTGACTTTGTGGCTGGCGTTTTTTGCCCGCACTTGGGGCAACTACGAAAGCTGCACGCTGGGCATGGTAGCGCTGCTGTTGGTTCAGTTGGGGAACAAGGCGATTGAAACGAGAACTTTTAAAATCACGAAGGAGGAATAAACAATGATTATTACAGGTATGGCACATTTTGAATCCGTGTGTAAAAACAAATTAGTAGAGTGGTACAACCATAATAGCAAAGAGCATATTACCCTTGAGAATGTGTTTGTGGTCTGGGCGTGCAAGACGTTGCAGAATTATAAGGCGTTACTGTCTACGACCTTGAGCGGTGATGGCATCTATGCGGAGTACACCTATAACGGCGACAAGCAAGAGATGTATGAGGATGTATATAAGAAGACTTCCAACCGCTGCTTAAAAAGTGAGTGAGGTGATAGCTATGGACTGGAACAAAAATCTTGCAACGGAAATCGCCAAAGGCTTAATCGCGACAGGCATCGAGGGCGGTTATGACAGCATCGCCAAATCAACCGCCTATAATTACCCGTCAATCGGTGTGAGCCAATGGGAAGGGAATAGAGCCGATGAGCTTTTGAGAGCTATTCCCGGCGGTGAAGAATTTATTGGCAGAACTTATATTGATATTAAAGCAAGCGGCGAGCTGCCGATGCTTAAAGAGTTGTTAAGAAGTGAAGCAGGACAGCAGGCACAGTTGGAACAGCTTTCCCGTGACTGCCTGCAATACGTCGATGTGCTGCAGCAGGTGCCGACGTTGGACGATACACGCTGCCTTATTTATGCTGGTATGTGGTGCCCAACTAGCACTTATGTTGTAAAGCGTTTTTTAGAGAATCGTTTTGAGCGCGTCAACCTGCGTAGTCTGGAGGCACTTTACAAACTGTTTAAGAATTACTATTGGATTGCTGCTGATGTTGGTGAGATGTATAGAGCAGGTTATGCCAATAGAGCACGTATTACTTATGAGTATGTTGCCGGCATTGATTTGACAACACCATACGGCATACCTGCTTATGGCTATGCTGGCAATGGAAGATAAGGAGGTGAAATCATGGAAGAATTAAAAGCTTTTGTTGCTGACAAGAAATTTTTAGTAGGCCTTGTTTTAGGCTTTGCTCTTGGCGCGCTGCACCATTATTTCGGATTATAACAAACTACCAGGCACATAATAACAATCTTCTACAAGAAGGCGCAAATTGCACAAAAATACTTCGCCTATGAGCGTTTTAAATTTAGTGCCGCTTATGATTTATCCTGCGGCGAGCTAAAGCCGCTTGTAGGCGAAGTTTGTGCTTCTGACACGATTTATTATATTTTACAAATATAGATATTTACATGAGGTAATAATGAAAGATGAAACAAGACGCAAGATTGATAGAGCCGTTAAGATTAGTCTTATTGTTGCTGGCCTTCTGCTTATCTGTAATGACGTGTACTGGCGCTGGCACGGCGGAAGCGGCACCCAAGCAGATAACAATGTCAATCGAACAATGGAATCAATTCAAAAATCAAACGAATCTGCTGGAAGCGAAATTGAATCTGGCAGACGAGAAATTGAAACAGCAGAAGAACACGTCAGCAGTTCTGTTGACGCAATTAAGCGAAGCGAAGAAGCAGCTCACTCTAACGCAAGAAGCGCTGACGAACTCCAAGCGCTCATTAGTGAATGCAAAGGAATCGTTGAAGCGCAGCGAGGAATTATACGAGACGTTGATAGAGCAAATGGAATACGACCGGAAGAGAACGAACAGAATTAAGTATCAGCGGAATATTTATGCAGGTACTGCGTTATTCTTCTTGCTTTGCGCAGCTGCAAAATAAAATTATTGGATGGTGTTACGATGGATGAAAAGGAACAAATACCAGCAGGCATTATTACAATGTTATTAAAAGGTTATGTAGAAACTATTGCTTTCCAAAGAAAGATAATCTGTGCCGCTTTGTTTGGATGGGCGGCAACAGCTATAGCTTTTATTTATTTAGGTAGGTGACAATAAAATGGACACACTGCTGAAGAACACGCGTGACTGGCTACAAACATCAACGCGGCGTTCTTTCAGCGCGGTATTGGAAGAAGCAAAGATAACACCACGGCAGGTAGAAATTTGCGAGCTGAAATTTGTAAAAGGCTTGACTAACTATCAGATAGCTATGCAATTGAATGTATCTGTCAAAACAGTGGATAAGGAATTGAATACTGCGTATAAACAAATAACAAATGTATTATCATTCCTTTAAATGCAACGAGCCGCCTTTTATGGCGGTTCTTTTTTTATGGGGAATTTGTAGGGATTGCTTTGCTAAAAATCAGCTAAACTATAAGTGAGGTGATAAGTATGTACGGACAATATAACCCTTATATGGGCGCAACACCGCAGATGCAGCAACGGCTGAATTATTTGCAGCAACAACAGCAGCAGATGTACCAGCCAACTATGCAGCAGCCTATGCCTATGGCATTGAAAGGCAGAATTGTTACCAGCATGGATGAAGCAAAGGCAGCTCAAATTGACTTGGACGGAACGAGCACTTTCTTCCCTTGCCCTGCCGAAGGAAAGATTTACGAAAAACTTATAGGCTTAGACGGCCTGCCGATTTTCAGAGTATATCAAATTAACAATTCGCAGAAGCAGCCTGCATATGCTGAACAAAACATTGTAGATAGATTAGTAGAACGTGTGGACAGATTGGAAAAGCAGATTGGAGGGATGAACCATGAACCCGATGCAGATAATGGCAATGTTACAGAACAGCGGTAATCCTATGATGATGCTTACACAATTAGCACAGCAGAATCCTATGATGAGCCGCGCGATGCAAATGGGGCAAGGCAAGAACGAAGTGCAGTTAAAAGAAACTGTACGTAACCTTGCAAGGCAACGCGGCATGAGTGACGAACAGTTTACTCAGTTTTTAAGTCAATTCGGTTTAAAGCTCTAATGCGCGCAATGAGCTTTACATATAATTCCTGGAGGTGAAATTTTATCATGGAAGGTGCAAACATTGTTCCGGTAATGGACATGAACAGAAACAACAACTACGGCGACTGCTGGGGCGGCGGTATGTGGTTTATGTGGATTATCGTTCTTTTCGCTCTTATGGGCGGCTGGGGCGGTAATTGGAATAACCGCGGCAATATGGGCGCAGAAATCTTTGCTAATGGCAGTATGACACGTGACCAAATCGCAGACCAATTTTCTATGCAGGATATTAAAGAAGGTATTCGTGGCGTTCAAAATGGTTTGTGTGATGGCTTCTACGCTCAGAACAGCACTATGCTGAATGGTTTTAATGGTGTACAACGTGACATTATGCAGACCGGCTATCAGTTAGGCAGTCAGCTTTCCGAAAATCGTTTTGCTCAACAGCAATGCTGCTGCGAAACTAACAGAAATATTGACGCAGTGCGCTATGAGAACGCGCGTAATACCTGCGATATTGTCACCGCAGTAAAAGAGGACGGCGAAAAGACCAGAGCAGTTCTGATTGCCAACCAAATCCAAGACTTGCGCGACAAGCTGGCAGACCGTGACCGCGACTTGCAGACTGCAAACTTCCAATTATCTCAACAGGCGCAGAGTGCAAATCTTATCGGTACATTAAGACCTTATCCGCAACCGGCTTATATTACGAATAGCCCGTATCAAAGCATTGCTGCTAACGTAGCCGGTGCTTGTGGCTGTGCGTATAACGCAGGCTGAAAATAATAAGTTATGTGCATTAACTGCACTGCAAGGGACGGTGCAGGCCGTCCCTATTGCTTTAATAAAGAGGTGAAAACAAATGATTTGCAATCAGAAATCCGCATTAACAACGGTAGCAACGGCGGCGCAGACTGTTGCAGCGAACGGCTTTGTCGGCTTCCCTACTAACAATCTTCTGACTGGCGTATCTATTAAGCATCCGGCAGGAAGTACAAGCGTTAACCTTATCCAGGGACTTTACCTTGTGACTTTGAACGCTGATATTACCCCGACTGCGGCAGGCGATATAGGTTTAAATCTTCTTCGTAATGGTGTAGCAGTACCGGGAGCAGAAGCAACAGTAACCGGTGCTACAGGTGATACTTATAATATCTCCTTTGCTACATTACTTAGAGTATTGCCTAGTTGCTGTGTGATTGATAATAATGCAGCGTTGCAGGTGCAGGCTACGGCAGCAGGCACTATCAGCAATGTATCTTTGAGCGTTGTAAAAATGGCGTAAGGGGGCGACGTTATGCACAAACTAAAGAAATATTGGGAGAAGGTAAGCGCCGACCCAGTAAAGATAGAAGAGATGGAAGAAATAGTTTGTGAAGCTTTGGAGGAAATCCGCGGCCGCTGCCCGAGGCTGTTTTGGGACACCGCTTATAAGCTGCATTGTGTGGCTTATGGCCCTCATTTTGACGAGCATCTAGCGAAGAAAGCTGTTGCCAGAATGAAGAATGTTGACGGCTCTAGCGGCGAGCATTGGACATATGAGCAGACAAGTCAGCTTGCAGACCAGCAAGGCATAACACAAAAAGCTGATTGGTACTATGTCATGAATATGCTCTACTCCGACTACTCCGAGATTTACGGCAGCGACATCAATATGTATATCCGTGTAGCAAAAGCCTATATGCGCGACCCTGACGCACCGGAAGGCAAGGTGTTTGACTTGTGGCTTGCGCAGATGGAAGCCTAACTGTAAGCCTTAAAGCGATATGAGCACATATAAAGTACATATAGTATGCAACAGGTATGTAACAAATAGCGTAAAGAATGGCTTAAAATAAGGGTATTAAATTTACCAAACGTTAATAGAGAAGGCTATCTCAATCAATCACAAATCGCAAGAAAAGCCCGTAACCATGCAGGTTGCGGGCTTTTTCTTCGCCTCCATTATTTTCAAAAAGTGTCCACAGCTCATAGAAAATCAGCTACGTATGTAACGAGTATGCAACACATATGTAACACGTATGTAACAAACTATATTAAATTTATAGCCTCTAACAGTTGCTCTAACGTCTTATGAGTGTAAACTCTTTCCGTTACGTCGGAGCTGGCGTGCCCCAGAATTAGCTTCTTGATTTTTACATTTACGTCTTTATCATCAAGCAGGCTTGCGCAAGTGTGGCGGCCGTCACCGGGCAAGTGGTCCATCTTAAACATATTCATTACCGGTTCCCAATATCTGCTGCGGTATGTGTCATAGGATATATTCTTGCCCCGTTCATCAGAAAAGATATATTCGCCGGTGCTGCGTTCACAAGCATCCTTGAAGAAGTCGAATATTTTATCAGCAATAGGAATTCTTCTGCCGCGGCCTGCCGCAGTTTTCATGCCGCCAACGAAGAATTTATTTTCAAAGTCGACGTTCGCCTTCTCAACCTTCACTAGCTCGGTGGGGCGCATGCCGGTATAACAGAGGATAAGCACGGCTTGCACTTTTATATCCTTGCTGTTTTCCCATAATATAGCAAGCTCCTTTTTAGTAAGCGGATTGTGTATTCTGCTTTCAACCTGGGGCGGTAGGCTAGTAAGCTCAACATAATTTTTTACTATAATATCATTAGCAAGCGCATATTTGGCCATCAGATTACATACGATTCGGATTGCCTTCTTGGTAGCGTAGCCTTTGTCGCAGTCATTTATGACTTGCTGAAATTGCGCGGTCTTAATATCTTTGAACGGTATATCCCATAGTGGCGCGCAGCGCTTATATGCTGCCTTATATTGGTTAGATTGCTCTTTGCCGTCAACGTAGGTTGCGGCTTCCCATCTCTCGTGTACCTGGGCAAACGTCAAGCCCACACTTTCAACATCATAGGGCGATTGATTGTATTCGGCTAGGGCAGTAAGTGCTTCTGTGCGCTTTGCATAGTAGCCTAGTATTTTCATAAGCTGGCGGCCGTCATTGGTAAAGCCCGTTGTGATGCGGACCATATACGGTCGCCGCCGGTTCCCGGTCAGCTTCGTAACGGAACCATAGCCGTTAGGTAATTTCATGTTTAGTTGCTCCTTCCTTTTTCAGTTGTTGTATTTTTTGCAACAGTTGTGGATAAACTGTGTATTAATTCTTTCAAGCGTTTATATGAAGTTATTATTCACAAATTAAACATATTATCATGATATAATATAAGTAGGTGTTCGGGGCGGCTGTGCGGTCCGGTGTAGGCGCAGTAGACGGCGCAGTTTCCGCGAACACTGATACAAGCACTATAGTACCTTCATTTTTTCGGGGTGTTGAAATGAAGATGCAATCTTGATTCCCTTCTTTCTCCTTTTTTCTAGGTTTTCATGTTTTCCAGATTTTTTTCATCAAGACAAACCTCCTTTCGAAATTGTGTTTAAGGTTCGGCAAAAATAACAGCAACAATAGCTCACGTGTACGGCGTGGGCTATTGTTGTTTTTGTTTGAAAATATCGTTGCTTATTGCTGCAATGGATTCGGGCCATATTCGTTTGCACCGGGATTGCCTTTTTTACAAAACAAATAGAGCAGTAGAAGAAAGTAGAATAGCGCAACAGTGTTGCTTGCAAGGAACATTGCTAATGTCCATCTTGAACTTTTATCAATATCATGAAAGCGTCTGTTTGTGTTGGCGTATAAGAAGAGTGTAAAAGGGAACATAAAGACAAGCATTAATGCGCTATATAGAGAAACTTTTTCTAGTTCACTTGTTGAACCTGCTAACCATGAAAAGAATACCGCTACCAGAATAATTCCTAAATATGCAATAGCGGTTCTTTTAATAAAAACTTTTCTTCCTATTCTGCCTTTGAAAGTAAAATAATTATCGTCAGACGGAACGAAGTCGTAATTTTGGTTGGCCTGTTGAATTGGTGCATCAACAGGCTTCTTTGCAAACATCTTTTTTATTTTTTGGGGCAGTTCTAATATAGTTTCGCATAACGAATTAGGAATAAGAGATATACACACGGTAAAGATTAGCACACCAATAAGATAAGGATTCCCGTTAAGCAACTCATAGAAAAACTCTATTGGATTAAATCTCATTATAAATACTCTCCTTTGTAATAAAAAAATAATGGGCAGCTTTTAGACTGCCCATGTCACGCCTTGCGCCAATGGCACAGCGAAAATTGTTTGATAGAGGTTCTTAATCTGTAGGCTTATAGTGTCACTGTCAACCATGTTAACCACCTCACTTTCTGTCTTTATTTGATTTAATAATAGCACATTTAAATGTAAACTGCAATTCAAATAATTACTTTTCCTAAAACTCTTTATAATGAGCGAGCTTAGTGGTAGAATATAAATAGGTTCTTAATGTTGTAGGCCTGCTTTAATTTGAATGGAGGGCACAATGCAGGTTTTATTGAGTAGGATAATCGGTATATTGCGGGAAGTGAAAGATGAAGAAACGCTGGCTGTCATATACAGTTTTATCCTTGGACTTGTAGACGAAGATTGATTTTTTTATTTGCTGCACTAATTTAAAAGGCATAGCAAAATCCCCCGTACCGCGGATGGTACGGGGGATTTTTTTATTTGCCGGTTATTTGCTTTTGGCCAGATTGTGAACGAAATCTTCAAATAAAGTTTTCATTTCGGGCGGCAGTTTGAGATATTCCAAAAATAGATTCTTGGTAAACTCATCATCTGTCTTTAACAGTTTGCCGATTTGCAGTGCTAATTCTTCGTTGGTTGTATTCCTGGCGCGGAACATATTTCCTTCGCCAGTACGTAGCCAATCTTCATTAACATAGAACACGCGGCAAATATCACGGATGGACCTATCTGTCATATTAGTAAGCCCGTTTTCATAGCCTGCCAAAGTGGAACGTCCTATTTGTATTTTCTCCGCGAATTCTAACTGATTCAGTTTTAAAGCTTTGCGCAATAGCTTTAAACGCTCATTCATTGCAAGTCACTCCTTTCTAGTGTCGCCACCAAACATTACGTGTTTATTTTAACATAAACATAGAGAGAATACAAGAATTAATGTTGGAAATAGACAAAAATAGTTGACGAGAAGAATTGATAGTAGTATAATAACAGCATAAGGCGTTGAAAAAAAGAATAAAATGTCTAAATTAGGCATTATGTATCTTGTAAAAGGGAGGTGGCAACAATGGAAGTGAAAGAAATGCTTGCTGAAAAGCGTGTAAAGCGCACGGCGGTTGATATGTCCAAGCTTAAAGCGGACGGCCTTATGGTTGCGGCCGCATATATGCAAGGCTTGCAAGCTGCCGTAAGACTGTGCGAACAGCAACAACAGGTAGTCGGCCAGTAGTAGGGCTGAAATAGAAACAAGCCCCGCGCCTAGCGTCGGCGCGGGCAGGAGGTGTGCTTTGAATAGTAGGACCGACAAAGACTTGAAAAGAATCATGGGCGCAATCCGGTGTGATACGCTGGAAGAAAAAGCTGAAAAGAAAGAACGCGCAGGAGCTATTGAAAGAGCTGAAAAACGCTACGAAACGGCAATGCGCTTTATGAAAAGGAGGAAATAGAAATGCTTGGAAACGTTCCTATTAAAACAGCCGCACGGCTCATGCAAAAAAGCGAAATGTTTGTGCGTATGGGCCTGCGTAGTGGCGCGTTACCGTTCGGCGTGGCAATTCACGCTAGCAGTAAAAAGAGTTGGGCTTATCATATCAGCCCGGCAAAGTTTGCTGAGTACATGGGGATTACGCCTCTTGACTTAGAGGCAGAAGTTTGGAGGTACGAATGACCAGGAAAAAGAGAAAATGCGCTGTGTGCGGTAAAGACTTGTCGCACATGAACTTCTCTAAAGTAGTAGATAAGGAAAGCGGCCTGCTTGTTACCGTGTGCAGCGGTGGCGAGTGCTGGCGTAAGATTGTAATGAAAGGATGGGGAAAATGAGTAAGACTACTAAAGCTTTTCTCATCACTGTTATTCTGCTTGCTGGTCTTGTCTTTCTGACCGGTGGCAGCGCCGCAAAGCTGGCCATTAGAGCACATGGTTTTTTGTTCCCAAGTTATAGCAGAACCCTGGTTGCTTACACCGTAGGCGAGGGACAGACGCTGTGGGAGATTACCGGGCGTTACATGGACCAACAGGATAAGTACCGTGATTGCCGTGAGCTTATGCACGATATAGCCGAGTACAATAATCTGAATGGCGTGAAGTGGCTGCAAGCGGGACAACAAATTGTTATCCCTTTGTATAAAGAAATCTAATTTTGTTTTTTGAAAGGAGATTGATTTTATGAACAACGAATTAGAGTTGGCGATTAAAGATTTCGTCCGCAATGGCGGCGTAGTGCTTGCCGCTAACGATAGCAGAAACATTGTAGGTATCAGAGGCACTTTTGAGGAAGTCAGCGAGAAGTTTATAAAAGCGCTCGTCAATATGAGTGTGACTATCATCAAAAAGAACCCCGAAGATTTTAAAATTCTCGTAGCTGCTACTATGAGCCATTTGCTGGCGCTTGCGGAAATTGCTGAGAAAAAATACGACGCGCCGCAGCTCCGTAAAGATGTGATTTATTGCCTCGCAATGACATTATGCGACAAAGACGCTGCTCGTTATGCAGCACTCTCTACAAAGCACATGTTAGAAGAAATGGAGGATGAGGCTTGATGAAGGGTAAACTGATTATGACAGTTGAGCAGGCGGCTGACCGCGTGGCGTGGGAACGCGTCCGCAATAGCGGTATCGGCGGCAGTGATGTGGCCTGCATCATGGGACTTAATCCCTGGAAAAGCGCTTACGCACTCTACGCTGAAAAGCATGGCGATGTAGAAGCAGAGGACCTTTCCAATAATGAATTTGTTTATTGGGGAACCGTCCTTGAACAGGTGGTAGCTGACAGATTCTGCGAGCTGACCGGCAAGAAGGTTCGCAAATGCGGCACATTGCAAGATGAAAGCTATGATTTCATGCTTGCAAACGTCGACAGATTAGTGGTGGGTGAAAGCGCAGGCCTTGAATGTAAGACTGCGAACGGCTTTAAGTCGAAGGACTGGGACGGTGACGAACTGCCAGACAGCTACTATTGCCAGTGTCAATGGTACATGATGATTACCGGTTGCGAGAAGTGGTATATTGCCTGCTTAATCGGCGGCAATCATTTTGTATGGAAAGAAATTCCGCGCAATGATGAGTTTATTTCGGATATGAGAGCGCAAGCGATTATATTCTGGAATAACCTGCAAAGCAACATCCCGCCGGAGGTTGACGGCAGCGAAAGCACTGCCGCAACCATTGACAAAATGAATAAGGATAAGTTAGCAGTTGACAGTATCGCACTGCCTAGCGCAGCAGAGCAATACATTAAGTGTATTGACGGACTGACGGCAACGAAAAAGGTACTGGAAGAACAGTTAGCGCAGGCACAAAACGCCTTGAAGCTCATGCTGAACGGCAGCGAAAGCGGCGTGTTTATGGATAGAAAAATTACCTATATACAGATTGCCGGAAGAGTAACGCTGGACAAAAAGGCACTGAAAAAAGACCTGCCGGACGTGTACGAAAAGTATGCCAAGGTTGGCAAGCCTAGTATGAGGTTCACGTTAAAATGAGCCTTACAGAGCAAGAGAAATTAGGCGTTATGCTGTTCCATAAGCGGAAAAAATTAAACATGCTGCAAGGCGATGTTGCTGCAATGGTTGGCGTAGAAAAGCCGACCATCAGCTCATACGAATGCGGCGTAGTTAAAAATATTGCATTGCGTACACGTGTAAAATTGGCACAAGCATTAGACTTGTCGCTGGAAGAAATTTTGTATGACAGTGAAAAAGATTGTTTGAAATTAAGGAGGTTAAAAGAAGATGGCAACTATTAACGGTATTCAAAAAAGAAATAATAGCAGTACTGCAAAGGCACCGTCGCCTTTAAGCTTAGCGATTAACAGCGCAGCGGTCAAAGAACGTTTCGAAAAAATGCTTGGTGAAAACGCCGGCAGTTATCTGTCTAGCGTGTTAACAGTATACAACAACGATAAACTTTTGCGCGCAGCGGATTATCATACTGTGCTTGCAGCAGCAGCTACGGCAGCAAGCCTCAAACTTCAAATCGTGCCAACTCTCGGCGAAGCATATATTGTTGCTTATGCCGGTATAGCTCAATTTCAAATTGGATACAAAGGTTTAATTCAGCTCGCTATGCGCAGTGGGTATATGAAAAAAATTATCATGGTGCCAGTTTATGAGGGAGAGTTGAAACATTGGAATAAATTCGATGAGACTTATGAACTCGGCGAAGCGGTAAGTGATAATGTAGTGGGTTACTTCGCGGCCATCGAAACAGTTGGCGGTTTTAGAAAAGCGCACTATTCAACCAAAGAGCAGGTACTTGCTCACGCAAAACGCTTCAGCAAGGCGTTCAATAAAGGACCTTGGAAAACTGACTTTGACGCAATGGCCTGCAAAACAGTCTTGTTGCCTATTTTGAAAACATATGCACCTAAGTCTATCGAATTATTGACTGCCTTTGAAAATGACGGAAAAGCTGCTGTGCTCAACGAAGAAACCGGCGAGGCTGAATACATCGACGTTGACGCAGAGAACGCTACAGAGCAAGCGCAGGAGCTTACAGAGGGCGGCAAAGTTGATACTGCTACCGGTGAAATCTTCACGGCAGAAGAAATTGAAGCAAGCATGAAATAATAAAAAACATCGGGGACAAAATGTCCCGAAAAGCGGGGACAAAATGTCCCCCAACTTTGGGACAAAATGTCCCCTAAAAATTTGAAAGGAGCGGGACAAAACGTTGAATGTAAAAGCGACACCGTGCGAAAAAAGTAAAGCAATAGTTCTTGTAGGTAAAGGACACTTTGGCTTCAGTAACAAATTTGCGGACGATTTAGAAGAAGCAAAGCCAGATGCTTTCGACTTATTCTTTGAGCTTATCAAGGGAGCAGCTGGACTTCATCTTCTTTCTATGTATTCGTATAGAAAGAGCAATCCGAAACGCTGGTATAGATTTTTGAAGTTCTGCAAGAAGGACGGAAGAATCAAGGTATACCGGAAGAACAATAAAATGGTGTACGAAGTACCTACATACTTTGAGGAGTAGAACATGGCTGGTAGGTATTATTGGTTAAAGCTCAACGAAAACTTCTTTGAAAGTGATGTGGTTGAGTGGTTAGAGGACCAGGAAAACGGCGAAAAATACGTACTCTTATACCTTAAACTGTGCTTAAAGTCACTGAAAACCGACGGCGTACTTGTTCGGCAGGTCGGCAAAATGACTATTCAGCATACTGCTGAATCAATCGCTAAACAGACGCAATTTGATATTGAAATCGTCGAAAGTGCGCTTGCTTTATTTGAACAAATTGGCCTTATTGAGAAGAACGATAAAGGCGAAAGCTACTTGCCGGAGGTTGCTAACATGACCGGTAGTAGCAGTGCGTCAGAATCAGCGACGAAGAAAAAGACACAACGGCAAAATCATCGGGGACAAAATGTCCCGAAAAGTGGGGACAAAATGTCCCCAGAAAAAGGGACAAAATGTCCGACAGAGATTAGAGATAAGAGTATAGAGTATAGAGATAAAGAAAAGGATGATTATCATCATCCTAAAAGAAATGACGATGACGAGGCAAAAACACATACTGAAATTTTTGCCTTGTGGGAGAAAAACATGATGCCGCTTACTCCAATCGTCGGAGAAAAACTGCAAGCCTTGTTAGGTGAGGTTGGTGAAGCTGCCGTTGAGCAAGGAATACTAGCGGCGGTAGAGCACGGCGCAAGAAACTTTGCGTATGTGCAGACCGTAGCAAGAAACTATGCCAGCGGCAACAGCAAGAAGCAAGGCAGGAATGATTATACAGGCATGGACCTAGTGAACGAATTGTACGGAGGCGAAGAAGATGCTGCAACAGCAGAGAATAGCCCAAACGATTGTTAAACTGCAACAGGCAGGAAAACGGATGCCGCAGGATATACGGCCCGGCTTTGACCGCCTGGAAGAAGCGAAAAGAATTCTGTCAGAAACAGTCGACCTTTGGACGGGAATTTTTAATCAGCAAAATATAGGCCTTGACCGGTGGGAGAAGGCAGAGCAGATAGCGCTTACCTTGACCGGTGCGAACGGCCTTAACGTGAATATAATCAGCCCGGCGCTGATGCAGGCTGCTTTGAAGCAGGCAGAAGAAGCTCATGTGCAGGAGAATATAAACCGCTGCAACATGGAGAAGCTGAGCGACAGCAAGCCGCTTGCTGATAGGCTGAACAGTATGCTGCTCAAATGGACGGCGGCAAAATTGAAAGAACACCGGCTCATTATGCCGTATATGCCGCAGGATAAAGCAGTGTTTGAATACGGCCGGCAGATTGGCTTGAACGATAACGCTATTGACAATCAATTCCGAATCCTGCAATGTTACATGAATGACTTCGCATACAGTTGCAAGCATCATGAGCCTTGTAAAAGTAAGCTGCTAAAATGTGACGATGTGCTTACTTTGGAGGTGCTGGCGTGAGGGATTGGACGGCGTGGATTGGCGCTAAATACGGCACGCTGACCGTTGAAAAGTATTTGGGCAACCAAGGAACCAGGAACACCTTCTTTTTAGTGCGGTGTGACTGCGGCAAAACAAAAAAAGTTATAACTAGCGACTTCTTAAAGGGTAAGGCAAAATCTTGCGGCCTGCTGAAATGCAAACGCGCGGTTGCCAGTGCCAAGCTGTTGGATTTACCCCGACCGCCTAAAGACGACGCGGACCCGAATCGACAAACTGTTAGCGCAATAGAAGCACGCTTAAAGCCTAAATACTTTTGCAAGGCTGTTGCCCCGGAGTGCACGATAAGCACTCTGCTGCACATCTGCTGTTGTGAGTGTGACAGACCTTGCAAGAGGTGTAGCAATACGCCGCAGAAGTGCGGAGCGAGAAGGAGGGTACAATAATGACTAGCGAAGAACGCGTAAAGGTTGTTAACGATATTGACGATATTTTAGGCGACTGGACTAACAGTGGCGATGATTTTTATTTGCAACAGGCTATGGCTGCTATTCGTGCGGCGGTAGAGAAAGAGGCAGAGTAATGACACCAGAACGTCAGAAATGGTGGGATAGCCTGCCGGAACGTGAAAAGATGTTGCGTGAACAAATTTTAGATGTCAAAAGAGAAATCTCGATGGCTAAGTATAGTCTTCAACTTGGCTGCTTTAAACCTAAGGCTATAAAACTTATTATCGCCGGAATGAAAAAGCAAAAGGTTACGTTAACAGCTTTAAAGCATGAGCTTGACCGTACAACGGCGATTGTGTATGCGGGATATTATCAAGAGGCGTTCCCGACTTGTCGCTGCAAAAAGTGCGGCGGAATATTTTATTATGCTGGACAGTCGCACTGCTGCTGGTGTGGCAGAAGAATTGTGGGGTGTAAGTGATGAACGAGCCGATTATTAGCCCGTGGCTGATTTACTGGGCGGGCAGGATAGAGTTTATACAAGTGGTTTGCTGTGTAGTTGGCTTCGTAGTGACTGCATTTGCCGTGGTGGCTGCAATGGCGGTCTTGACAGATGATTATGAGCATGATGAATCCGTCAAGGCGCTCAAAATGCTTGTTTGTGCGGCGTTAATTTTAGATACGCTGGCACTCTTTCTCCCAACAAAAACGGAAATATTTGCTATGTATGCTGCTGAACATATAACGCCAGCCAACATCAAAGCAACAGGCGAATTTACCGGAAAGACAGTAGACGCGCTGATTGAGAAGATTTTAAAGGCTAGTAAAGCTGAGAAGGAGTGATAACAATGACGTTAGATGAATTTGTAGCGGTCGTGTTGATTGTGGCGCTTATCCCGGTAGCCATTATCCAATGGATGGGCTTAATCGTGGCGATTATTGAGAGATTTAAGGAGTGATAACATGGCTAAAAATTTAATCCCGGAAATCGCAAAGATGCTTGGCGTAGAGCTGGGCGAAGAATTTAAAATTAAGGGGTACGAGGAATGGTTCTACAAATTCGACAACGACAGGGTGCTAATGTTTAAGCATAACGATGATGTAAAAATGCCTGTTGCGCCTGTTTCGGTATATGTTGCTTTTCTTGCATTGCTGAGGGGAGAATGCGAAATAATCAAGTTGCCGTGGAAGCCGAAGAAAGGCGATGTTTATTTTACCTTTGAGCTTTTGGGTGGTAAGTGGGTTGTTCGCTCGTTTTGGTGGGGCGGTTTTCCGAATGAGTATGCTTTACTTGATAAAGGCTGGGTATATCGTACTCGTGCTGAAGCCGAAGCTGCACTCCCTAAGGTGGCTACCGAAATAGGCGTGAAGTATGAGCTTTAAAAGAAAATTCAAAAGGAATAATTTTTCTGCAAATCATCTTCCGTGTGAGCGCAAATGCGGCGTTTGTCATGGAAAGATGCAGCTAAAACAAGTCGGTGAGGAATTCATGTATATTTGCGGGTGCGGACGTGTAAAGAAAGCGAAAACTGCAACATGTTGCAAAAATCTCTTGTAGCTGTTGCAAAAAAACGCAACAACTCCCTTGAAAAAGTTGCAGAGTGACACAAAAAGTCCCTTGAAAAAGTTTAGGAGGCAGAGAAAATGGAAGAAACGACGGTAACAGTAATGAATCGCTACACATGCTATCCTGTATCCGAATATATGTGCAACGAATGTGGCGATATATTTGTTGACTCAAATGACAATTATCAATATTGCCCTCACTGTGGCAGAAAAATTGTGGACGAAAAGGAGTGAAAAGAATGCTGATTAAGATTGGTAAAACGAAGTGGCTTAACGCAAATGATATAAGTTTTCTAAACATAGACTATAACGACAGGAAGCAAGTGTATGTAGTTAGAATCTGGGTAAATGACCGCTACTATGACTATTATGACTACTACAGAACATACGAAAAAGCCGTAAAAGCTTTGGACGAACTGGTAGAAAAAATCAACAATGCTGAAAGAACTGGCAGAAAAATCGTAGACGAGGAGTGATACAAAATGAGCAGGTTAGATAGCAAACCAGTAGATGAATTGCAGTTGAAACGCATCCAAGATTTAAATGTGGCTGCCAAATATCTTAAATACAGAATCAACGAGCTGTGTCCTAAAGGCAGAGAACGAAAGATTGCATTACAAAAGCTTGAAGAAGTTATGATGTGGGCAAATAAAGCAATCGCGTTTGAGGGTGCAGACGAATGATTGACGATGATGAATATTATCCTTGCGATAATTGCGACAATCTCTGCGATGAATGGGAACGGCAATACTGCTGTGAACTGTGCCGCTATTACGGCGGTGGGGACGAAATGGAATGTGCCCATTGTGACCCCATGAATATTTAAGGAGGTAAAAAATGATTAAATATTACGATATAGAAGCTTTAAGTAACAGAGTTAGATATGCAATTCGCGGAACGTATTTGTTCGGCGAAGACCAAATAGTCGTAGAATACGTTATGTATATAAATGGCAGTATTTTTGGTAATGAAATTCTGCAATCTTTTACCAATGATGTGCCGGATTTTATAGACGACGCTTACATTTGTGTCAAAGGAGATTTAGAAATTGACATAGATGAGGAGTTCGGCAATGTTGAAGAAATTCGCGTCTTTAACAGCAATGGTAAAATAGTGTTCTGCTGCTATGATGCGGAGGTTTTACAGCAATACCTTGTAGGTGTTGAAATTGTCGGAGTTGAAAATCGGGGGTGAGGAAATGACAAATGAAAAATTAAACGTCCTGCTGTTCGCTTTCCGCTATGCCGTGCATAGAATCCCGACGCAGAGTCTGGCGGCTATCCAAAGTGAATTGGTGGAGAATCTCCATGAAATGCCGGATTGGATGTTGGAACAAATGGAACGCGACATTGACTGGAATTTTCAGTTAATGGAGATGCGCAGAGGCAAAGACGGCAAGGTTAAGTTTGATGATGACTGCGAATTTCAGCGGCCGATATTGGAGGCAATTAAACAGGAAAGGGAAGCGAGACAATGAAGTATCTTGTAACCTGGAAGAGTATCGCTTTTCCCGATATGGACTTGCAAACCTGCGTTGAGGCTGAGAACGCCGATGCAGCGCAGGTTAAGGCAGAAGCAGAAGTGTCGGAAGATTTTAAGGATGTCTATTATGTTGACTATGTGAAGGAGGCACAAAAATATGAATAAAGGGTTAAGCGAATTTATGTATAGCCAGCTTGACGAATTGGAGGAACTGTTCAAGAAAAAGCATGAACAGTATTCCTCCGGCGCAGATGAGCTTGCTAATTTTCGCTGCGGCGCGCTTCTGAACGGACGTAGCGACGATGCAGAGGGAATGTTTGAGGAACTGAAAGCGTATGCAGCAAAGCATATCGCTTTTGTTTATACCCATGATATTCACGGCGATAAAATTGCCGAAAGTCTGAAAGACATTGCCGTATATAGTCTGATTGGCTTATACATGGCGGAGCTGGCGAAGGCTGAGGACGAAGAAACATATAGCCTGGGGCCTTGCCTTGATAGTGCTTTAATCGCAGCTGCAAACAAAAGCATTAAAGCTTTTCACGATTTACAAAATGAGCTTAATTCTTGCAATTCAGTACAGAAAAGCAATGAGGATGCAGAAAAATGAAATTAACATTTACGATTCCAGGCGAACCGACGGCGCAGGGACGGCCTCGCTTTTCTACTCATGGCGGATTTGCAAAAGCATACGACCCGGAGAAAAGCCGTAACTATAAAGCCTACGTCAAACTGTTAGCTAGTGAAGCGATGCAAAATATAGGGCTGACGCTCACGGAATTGCCGTTGCGAGTAGAGATAATAGCTGACGTGGGTATTCCTGCCAGCAAGTCGAAAAAATTCAAGGAGCAGGCTTTAAACGGCTTGCAGCTGCCGATTAAAAAACCCGATGTTGACAACGTCGCAAAAATTATTCTTGATTCTATATCTGGCATTGTCTATAAGGATGATAAACAGATTGTTAAACTTACAGTTTCTAAAAAATATAGTGATACGCCAAAAGTTGAGGTGAAAATTTATAATGTTGAATAATTGTTTGATACTTGGCTGGGTGAAATTTGAACCGGATGCAAAAGTTATGAAGAACGGCAAAGAGGTGTGCACTTTGGAAATACAGTGTGCGCGCCAATATCGGGATAAAGATAATAAGCGCGTTTACGATTACATTTCTTGCCGCTGCTTTGTGCCTGGACTGATTAAATATATCAGCAATTTTGTTACAAAAGGCTCGCAAGTTATTGTGGGCGGCCGCTTTCAGACTGATTTATACGTGGATAGGAACGGCAAAAATTCTAAAGCAAGCTACTTGCTGATGGAGCATTTGGAATGTGTCCGGATTGCGGAAAACACAGCGCCGTATCCTCCGAAAGAGGAACGGAAAGACCCGCTCGATGATGTGGACTGGTAAAGAAAATGGATTACGCAGAAGCAGCAGACCACGCAGAGAGTTTGTTCTTTGCCAAAAATGCGATTGGTAAAGCGGTTGTTTCCGCCAGGATGCAGCAGAGGGCGGAACGCTTGGAATTTGATATGAGGACCGGCGGCGATTCTACGGCACGCCTTGCGATTCAAGCAGTAACGCCGCTTGCTGCGGTTCGGTGTATTTATCTTGGGCAGGCGTTTTTGGTTTACCAGCCGGAAAAATGGCTGGATGTTATGGAACGTTCGCTTCTTCTGTTTCGGCAGCGGTTTGGTGACAAGTCTTATAAGGCGATTCAGCACCGGTATGTATACCATTGGACGGTCCGCAAAATCTCCGTTATGGATGAGATTAGCCCGCAGGTGTACGCGCTCCGCCGCCGCTCATTCATTGACGGCCTACTCATGCTGGCGATTCAAGAAGGGCTGCTCCGGATTGACATAAACGCGAACAGCTTCCAAAAGGCCAGGGCAGAACAGAAGCAAGAAAAGTAAAGGCAGGCGCACGGCGCTGCCGCTTCCAAACATTAAGAAAACGCTTGCTATTGGTTGGGCGTTACGTGTGCGAACACAAACAAAAAAAGCCGGGGTTTTGCCTCGGCCTTTTTGTTTGTGTTCGCTTCCCTAAAGTATGCGCTACACGCACAGAAAAGGGCCGCCACGCGTTCCAATTATGGCAGCCCTAGTGATTATACCTGTAAAAGATTTCGACTTCAAAAATATATAGCCTGCTCGCATTTGCAGGATACAGAAAAGCCCCGGGGCGTTTGCCTCGGGGCTTGTGTTTTAGAAATAGTTGGCAACTTCCCATGTGTCTAAAATTTCGATGTTGCCGTTCAGAAGTTCAACAAACTTTTTGAGCTTTTTAACTTCCACTTCCCGCACGGCCTCAATAGTCCCAACATCTTCTAGCGTGTACCCGATTTCATAAAGGTACATTTTAAACAAGCGGCGTTCTCTTTCCGCCAGTCCCGCGATTTTTAATTTACACATTTTTTTCTGCTTCATAAACTAGCCTTTCCTTTCGATAATAGCCCGGCTTGCGCCGGGCGGGTGATTCGGGGTTATAGTTCGACAACTTCCAGATATGCGCGGCGGCGGTCGTTGTCGATGATATACGGGCGGCAGCCGCTGCCGTCATATTGGTTAATTACGTCGGCTTGTTTAAAGCCGTCATAATCAATCACCGGGCAGCCTGCGTCATCAGCGTAAACGCTAGCGCCTTCCGGCAGCATCATGTAAACGCGGTCACTCGCTTCACTGTAAGCGACGGGGGCCAGGGAATAGCTTTCGTTATAGCCGCACTTCTGATAGTCGCGCCAGCCGGGGAGAAGAATGCGGGTCGCTTCTTCGTCGTAACCAATGGTTTCGTATTGGTCGGATTCGGCCAGGTACACCATGACGGGGTAAAGCTTAACGGTTTCGCCTTTGATAAGCTCGCCGCTCTCCGTGCAGGCGGTCGCTTCCCAATATTCCCCGTTCCAGTCGCTTTCGAAAGCGGCGTAGCGCTGGCCTTCTTCATCAGCGGCCACGAAAAGGGCGTTATAAACATTGTTTCTGATTTCTTTTAACATGGTTGATTCCTCCTAAAAAATCGCTTCTGCCTATTAATATTCTACACCGGCGGCGGCTTTCCTGCCGGTGTAGTGGGTTGAATAGTTTAAGTTGCTGATTCAGCGGTTCAAATAAAAGTTGTTTACGCTTTGCCCGATGACTTCCGTCTTGTGCGTGCGTTCGCTTCTTCCAGAAAAGAACCAGCAAATAAAGTAAATCTTCGGCCCATAAATACCGACGTTGCAATGATTCACAAGGTCTACGATTAAATTGCCGTGACGCTCTACGCCGTCAAGCTGGTAAAATTTCTTCTCCATTTCGCTTCTGCCTCCTTTAACGCTGCAGTCCATTCGTTACGGTTTTTAAAGCCGCCTGCCTCCGCAACCATAGCGGCGATAATGCGACACGTAAAATCATGTTCCGCCTTATGCATTGCCGGTTGCTGCCGGAATTCTTCAATCTTCAGCAACAATTTTAACGCTTCTTCACGCTTCATTTTTCAAGCCTCCTATTGTCCTTTCGTCGCTGATTTTGTCCGGCGCTTCTTCTGCGATAAAAGCTTCTACCGCTTCCATATCTTCACAATATTTGCCGTTTCCGCAATAATATTGCGGGCCGCCGGGGTAAAGCTGCGTAAAGATTTTTACGTCTAAGCGCTTCCCGTGCTTCCGCGCCGGGTGCGCTGGTGTCAATGTGCTTATAATAGCTATTTTCATTTTTATCTCCTTTCGTTGGCCTGCCTCATCAGTACCGGGGCGGCCGGTCCCCGGTATACGCCGCGCGGGGCGGCGTTTCGGCTATTGTAACAAGGGCGTTTCCGGGCGGTACTTTAAAAACTCGCTGCCGTGCAGGTCGCGGATTTGGTCCATGCTCAACGTGCGGCGGACCTTCTTCACCCATTCCCCGGCGTGCCAATACCATAATTTTTTCTTGCTGGCCCATCTGCAGCCCGCTTCCTTCAAAACGTCCTTGGCGGCTTTCGTTTCGCCGCCAATCCATAACCAATTACCGCATATCTCGATTTCAAGGCCTTTCAAGCCCATGAGCACGGCCAGAATTTCGGCGAATTCCGCTTGTTCGGCCAGGATTTCGGCGGCTGTTTTATAAGTGCCGTCGGCTTTCTTGTTGCGCTGCCACTCCTGGCGGCTTTCGCTTTCGGCAAGTTCGGCGGCGCGCTTGTCGTGCGCTGCGCTCATTGCCTTAAATTCGGCGGCCGTGCCTCCCTTGTCGGGGTGGCAGCTCATGCAGGCTTTTTTAAACGCCTTTTTCAGTTCCTCGATTGTTTCGCAAGCGGCAAAAATCTTTTTCCAGTCCATTTTCTTTTCCTCCTTTTTAGGTTCCGGGTTGTATTTGGCTTTCAATTCGGCGAATTTCTCGCGGCTGACTTTGGCAACTAATTTTACAAAACGACGGCTGCTGTCCCATGTATCATAGATAACGCCGTTAACAACGGCTACGGCGTGCTTTGCTACAAAAACAACGTAGCTGGCGCCGGTGTCGCAATGCTTTGTAAAGCTGTTGACTGTTTCGCGGCTGGCGGCTTTAACTTCAATTCCCAGGTCAGCCAGGGCGGCGGTGATGTTCTTCACGGTGTTCCATGCAGCGCCGCTTTCAAATACCTTTGTTTCCAGCAGCTTTTTAGCCTGCTGGTAGGTTAACGGGGTTGCCGTGCAGATTGCTCTAATTGAGCAATCACCAATATTTTTATTTTCGGGGTTCGCATTATACTTTTCAAAAGTCATTTTCTTATTCTCTCCTTTCGGCTGTTGGCTAGGGCTTCGGACCTTCTGCCTGGCAGCTTTACGGCCCCAGCGGGGCCGCCGTCAGCTTTAAAAAATCAGATATACGATGTTGGTTGCGTACTGATAGACTTCCTGTTGTGCCTCGCTCAATGCCGGATAGCGGTTCATGAGCTGAGCAACCTTCATAAGTTGTTTGATACGCAGATTTTTAATTTTCATTTTTTCGTCCTCCTTAATATTTGTAAACGGTTGCTTCACCGGTAACATCAAAAAAAACATTGTAGAAATGGCCTTTGATTACCGTGTAGAGTGCTTCGACGTGCCCCGGGAATTCGTCAAAGTCGCGGGTGTTCAAAATTTTAATATCCTTTAAACACGGCTGAAAGCCGTACTCGCGGAAAAGCGCCAGCTGAACCATTTTAGCGTTTTGAGTTTGTTCCATGTGTTTAGTCATTTTTTTGTTCCTCCTTGAATGTATACCGCTATTCGGTATCTATATCTTGATTACAGTTATATTATAACGTCGTTGATTATACTTGTCAATACCTTTTTTGATTATTTTTTTATTTTTTTTGGTGACAATCACACCGCTATGCGGTATAATGTAGACAACAGATAATGGAGGTGTAAAACATGGATAACAGTAAAGCTATAATCAAGGGGCTAATTGCTATGCGCTGCATGAGTTCGCAGGCATTGGCTGACGGCCTGGGGATTACGGTCCCCGCTGTGCGGAACAAATTGAGCCGTAACAGCTGGGCTATTAATGATTTGGTTAAGCTGGCGCAGGCCTGCGGCGTTCGCCTGGCGTTTGTAGATGATACCGGGCGCGCCGTTCTGACGTTCCCAGCGCCGCCAGCAGATAGCGACGGCAGCCCCGCAGATGATACGCAGGGCAAATAACAACATTATAAGAGGATAGCAACGGCCGCACGCTGGCAGATGTTCAGCGGCGGCCGTTCTTTTTTATTCAGCACCATTTATAATAGATTAACGGCGTTCACAAAAATATAATAATGTATCATTGACTTAATAGCATTTTTTAAGGCATATAATTTATAGCAAGATAATAAATATCATTTAATTGATGATTGACAGATGGATTCTGTTAATCATTTTTTTATTGTCTTTTTCTGGTAAATAATGATTATCTTTTCAATATATATTGTTAATGTATTGTTTAGTGATTGTCATTATTGATAATATTAATTGTATATACAGTTACATAGTTTGTAACGATAATGTGACGGAAATGTTTAAGATTAAAAGTTTATTAGCTAACACAAATACACCGACAAGAGGCAGGCCGCCGGCAATAGCGACAACGCCGCAGACGTTAGAGGACTGTGCGGCGCTGCTAAAGCAGCAAGGCGCGGCTGTTGCCGTCCTGGCTGTGCAGGACCTGCAGGCCTATTGGCTCAAAATAATGACTGATGACAAGGCCAGTAACAAGGATAGACTAGCAGCCTCTAAAATGTATGCTGATAGTATTGGCGCATTTGACAAGCAGACGCACGCCAACAAGGGCCCGGCTGTGTATCATTGGGGCGCAGCAGATGACGCAATAGTAGTAAACGATTGTTCAGAAGATACTATTAAAACACAAACATAGGTAAAGCTTTTAACATAATCCTTATTATCGGACGTAAAATATTATCCTGCTGCTGCTGATTAGCTGGCGGTTCCAGATGTTGACGGCCTGGCTGATGATGTTAGCGGCAGGCGTTCGCCTGGCAGATGTTGCGGCCGTTCCTGCGTGGCTCATGCGGCAGGCCTACCACGTTTTTGTTTTTGTTTGGTGGCTGGTTCTGGCTTTTGTTTGGCGGCGTTGGCGTTGATGATTTCCCTGGGTTTTCGCAAAATCTGAAATTGATTGTTGCCTTTCCCGCTGGCGTTGAGTGGGGGTGGGGCCCAAAATTTTCGCAGCCGCCGGGGGAGGTAAATACCAAAAATTACCAAAACGATTTTTTTCAAGGGGGTAAACATGGAAAACGTAATACAGATACCATATACTCCACGACCTGCATGGGCGAAGGTACTGCATAAGGAATTAAGCAGACACCGCTTTGCAGTAATCGTAGCACACCGCCGCTTTGGTAAGACCATCGGAATGGTGAATCACCTTATAAGGGATGCTTTGCAGAGTGACTTAATCAGCCCGCAGTATGCTTTGGTAGGTCCGTTCAGTGCACAGATGGAAATTATTGCATGGGGACCATTGAAGTATTACACAAGCGTCATAGAGGGCATCAAGGTGAATGAAACTAAAAAGTATGTTGAATTCCCCAGTAAAGTACCTGGAGCGCAGGGAGCGAGAATATATATCGTTGGTGCGAATAACCCCGACGCATTACGTGGTACATATTGGGACGGCGTAATACTTGACGAGTATTCGGATATGAAGCCGGAGATGTGGACGCAGATAATCCGACCTGCAATAGAGAACGGCGACAGAAAAGGCTATTGCTATTTCATCGGTACACCCAAGGGGCAGAACAACTTCTATGAGATGTACAAGAAGGCCAAGACGAATAAGCGTTACTTTGCGTATTTGTCGAACGTGTACGATAGCGGCATCTTAGACGCAAAGAGCATAGAAGAACTGAAAGAGGATATGCCGGAGGTAGAATTCAGACAAGAGTATTTGTGTGACTTTAGCGTATCGGCAATCAACGAGCTTTTCAGCCTGGAGGAACTAGATAAGGCTTTCAGTAGAGAGCTGACAGAAAAGGATGTTCCTTATGATATGCCGCTGGTGCAAGGCGCTGATATAGCGCGCTTTGGCGATGACAGAACGTGCATATGGCGGCGTAAGGGTTTAATGGCATATGCTAAGCCGAGAATCTATAAGAAGCTGAACACGATGCAGACGGCAGATTATATTGCTTTGGCAATGGATGAAAATAAGGCAGATATGACCTTTATAGACGTTGGCAACATGGGTGCTGGCGTAGTCGACAGATTACGGCAGATGGGGTACACAGCTTTGAGGGAGATACCATTTCAAGGCGCGGCGATAGAGAATAAGCGCTATGAGAATATCAGAGCAGAGATGTACTTCAAACTGAAAGACTGGATAGAAGATGGCGGAGCTTTGCCGGATGAACCTGGACTAAGAGAAGAGCTTGCTGTCATTCACTACAAGTACTCTAAGAATGGGCGTTTAATACTAACGCCTAAAGAGGAGATAAAAGAAAAGCTAGGACGTTCACCGGACCTTGCAGACGGCCTGGCACTAACATTTGCAAGGAAGGTTCCGTTAAGGCAGTTAGGGTTTGACGATAGAAAGCCTAAAGTGCTGATGTGCAACACAGAATATTCAATTATGGGGGCGATTTAAAAATGGGTGGCATTGCAAAATTATTCGGTGGCGGCAACATGCCGACTATTGAAAAGGTGGACCCGGCACCGACTACCGTTGCGACAAGCAGCGAAGTTGCGGCCGGCAACGACAGTAACAAGAAGAAACGCAGAGGCTTTTCATCTACGCAGACAAGCACTATTGCTAGTGGCGGCGAGGGCGGCCGTAATACTTTAGGCTAAGAGGTAACAGCTTATGAACTTTCAAACGATAGCGGCGAGCAAGCCACAGGGAACACTTCCTAGTGACGGGGTGCCGCTGAAAAAGAACTTGCCAGACCGCCAACGTTTGGTGCGTAAGCTTAAAAGCATGTACGAGGATAGGCGAGATTGGGTAGACAGATGGAAAGAGATAAGAGATTATCAGCTCCCGTTTGTCGGAGAGTTTGACGATACGGCAGACAAGACCAATCCCGCACGCAGACGTGACTTAAAGATTGTGCACGGGGTAGCTTGGAGAGCGGCACAGGTATTCGCTGCTGGCGTTATGAGCGGACTTACACCGCCGAGCCGCCAGTGGTTCAGATTTGCATATAGACGGCCGGAACTGAATACGAATGTTGAGGCTATGAAGGTGCTTGACACAAGACAAGAGATTGTATCAAGCGTGCTTGCAAAGAGCAACTTCTATAACAGCATCCATACTGTATATCTGGAATTGCCTTTTGGACAGTGCCCGATGGCTATATTCTACGACGCAGAAAACGGCGTGAGGTTTCAGACAATGACAATCGGTACTTATGCACTTGAAGCAGACGGCTTCGGCAAGGTAACTACTTTTGCAAGAAAGTACGATATGACTTTGCAGCAGCTAGCAGACTGCTTCGGCGTAGACGCTTTGCCCGACAATCTGAAAGGACTGTTAGACAATCAGACCAATCTTACTAAGAAGTATAAAGTCTGCTGGATGGTAGAGCCTAACAGTGATAAGCTGCCTGGATACATGGACAGACTGAACATGCCGTACAGAAGCGTGTACTGGTTGGAAAAATCAGAGAGTGACGAATACTTGTATGTTGGCGGCTTTGAAGAAGAAGCAGTACCGGTAGCGCGTTATCTTGTCAGCGGCAATGAGGCATACGCAAGAGGTCCTGCGTGGTTTGCAGAAGGCGACAGTAAAATGCTGCAACTGCTGAAAAAAGATTATCTCACAGCAATAGAGTTAAAGATAAAGCCGCCGATGCAAGGCAGTCCAAGCCTTATGAATAACGGCGGTATTAACTTGATGCCTGGCGGTCTAACAGCCGTAGATGACCAGACGCAAGATATGGTTAAGCCTTTGTTCGCGGTTGACCTTGACTTGAAGGACGCGCAGGAAGAAATTATTCGCGTTGAGGATGCTATAAAGAGAGCATACAGTGCTGATTTGTTCTTGATGTTAGATAACCTTGATAATAGCCGCATGACTGCTAGAGAGGTTATGGAGAGAACGCAGGAAAAACTGCAACAGCTAGGCCCGGTGGTTGAGCGATTGCAGGATGAATTCTTAACACTGATTCTTCAACGTGTATATAACATCATCGACAGAAGCGGTGGATTCCCACCGGTACCGGAAGAACTACAAGACATTTTGAGTGAAGAGGATGTAGAAGTGGACTATATTTCACCTTTGGCGCAGGCGCAGAAGATGAGCGGACTTGTGAATATCGAACAGGCGATAGCGCAAACCGGACAGATGGCGCAAGTATGGCCAGAAGTTACGAAGAAGATTAACCCGTTGGGTGCTATTACAAAATACTTTGAAATGCTTGGCGTGCCTGCGATGGCATTGCGCAGTGATGAAGAAGTACAAGAAATGCTCAAACAAGAGCAGCAGGAAATGCAACGTCAGCAGGAAATGCAGGAAGGCTTGGCAATGGCACAGGCTGCGGCTCCTGCGGCAGAGGCGGCCAAAAATCTTACTGCGGCGGCGAATGATTCCAATCCGGCTATTACAAGCTGGCTAGGCGTGCCGGGAGGTTGGGAATAATGAGCGAGCAGTTTAAATATAAATCCAATACCGGCGAGGATAGAAAGCAAGCACTGCTGACAGAGTACATGGTAAGAGAGCAGGCAAGAAGGGATAAAGAGGCCCTACTTGACCTGCTGGGGAGTGAAAGCGGACGCTGGTTCTTGATGCGTATGCTTGATGTGACCAAAGTAAACTCTATGTGCTTTACCGGCAACAGCAAGACTTTCTATAACGAAGGCCGCCGCGACGTAGGCTTAGGCATTATCAAAAGCATTTTAGCACTTGGGCTGCAAGGCATAGAGCTTAAACAGCAGGCTGAAATGGAGTATGCAGAATTCCAACTAAAGCTACAAGAGCTGGCAGTGGAATATGTAGATAACAACAAGGAGGAATAACTAATGGGCGAGAACGGCGAAAACACAGTTGTGAACGGCGAAGGCGCACAGCAACAGGCTGAACCCAATACCGCGGCACAACAGCAGCAGACAGAACCGACTACTACTAATGCAACTAATAATACAAGTGCTTCCGGCACTATTGCAGGGAATGGAAGTAATGGGCAAGGCACACAGCAGCTCGGCACAGTGAATTATGACTTTGCAGGAGTAGAGATGCCAGAAGGCTATGAGCTTAGTGCTGATGAGCAAGGACGCTTTGTAGATGTCATTAAGGGCATGAACCTTAGCAACGACCAGGCAAGAGCACTTGCAAAGTACGGCACAGAGTATGCAAGCCGTGTAGTGCAAGGCGTGGAACAGCTCCGTGCGCAGGAAATCGCTAAATGGGGCGATGAGGCTAAGACGGCGTTGGGCGCAGACTTGGGCAAAGTACAGGGCCTTTGTGATACTGCCTGCCGTAAATTGGAGGCGATGTATCCGGGCTTGAACGTGCGTGAAGCGTTAGAGGTTACTGGCGCAGGCAATCAAATAGCTATCGTGAGAGCATTTGCAAAACTTGGTGAACTGCTTGGCGAGGACCCCGGCTTGGCTGCACAAAACGGCGCGCAAGGCTTAAACACTGCACAAGGCGTTGCCGCAAACATGTACCCGAAAACCGACTGGAGCAGGTACAAATAATCTTTAATTTTTAATTAAAAAACAGGAAGGATGATGAAATTATGGCTACTATTGGTTACTCCCAAACTATGAGTGACTTACGAAAGTACTTAACTCCGCAAGGCGCTATTGACCGCGTTATGGAAGTACTTAACGAATCTAATCCTATTATGGAAGATATTCGGTGGATGGAAGGCGATTTGCCGATTGGTACTAAAACTACTATTCGTGCGAGCCTGCCTTCTCCGTCTATCCGTCGTATTAACCGCGGTACTTCTCCGACTAAAGGCACTGTAAAGCAGCGCATTGATGTATGCATGCACTTGGAGGACCGTTCCTGCGTGGACGTTGAATTGCTTTCCGGCAAACCGAATCCGCAGGCTTTCCGTATGGCAGAGGACGATGCACACGTAGAAGGCATGGGCCAATACGTCGCACGTCAATTCTTGTACGGCAACTTGGACGAAGACCCGGACACTTTCAATGGTATTGCGGTTCGCTACAATACTTTGACCGACGGCGGCAAAGGCACTCCAGGCCACCAGGTAATTTCCGCGGGTACTCCTGGTACTAACACTAATGCTTCTATCTACTTTGTAGATTGGGGCGACCGCCGTGTAATGGGTGTATATCCTAAAGGCACCCAGGCAGGCTTGAAGACTGAGGACTTGGGCGAAAGTGATGTGTACGACGAGAACAACAAGCCGTTCCGTGCATTGCAGACCTTGTACTCTTGGAAGTGCGGCTTAGCGGTACAAAATGTTCGTTCTATTGTGCGCGTGTGCAACATTGATGTCCAAAAGCTTAACTCTTTGACTGACAGTGCGCAACGTGAGCTGATGAATAAATTCATCTTCGCAAAGAACCGTCTGCAAGACCCGAAAGCGCCGGTTGCGTATGTATCTGACGGCGTATACTCTTGGCTGGAGTGCTATCTGAACAACAAAAACAATGTTCATGTTACCCGTCAAGACTTCATGGACGCACCGCCTAAACTGTACCTTGCAGGTATTCAGATTAAGAAACTTGACTGCCAAAGCGAAACCGAAGCGGCAGTACAATAACCGGAAGGAGTGAATAACAATGATTTTTGACCAGCAAAATATGTACATGGATAATTCCTTGACCAGCAATGTAATTGCGAACGTTGGCGGCGGTGATGCGGCCGACCCGTTGTTTCTTGTTATCACTGCGCCTACCGCCTTAGCTACTAGCGACACTATCACTGCGGCGCTGGAAACTTCCGACAGTGAAAGCTTCGACACTAAAACCGTTGTTGCGACTTATACCCTTGCTGCCACCAAGAAGGGCATTTTAGTTGCGGCTAAATTGCCGTATGGCATGAAGGCTTTTTCCAGACTGACTGTTACCGGCGCAAGCGGCGGCAAACTGACTGCTGGCTTGACTGAAACTGTTCCGAACTGGCCGGGCTGATTTAGTACTTTAAGGGGAGGGCGATAAGCTCTTCCCTTTTTTAATAATCAAGGAGGAATAGTTAAAATGCTTAACATTACCGATGTATGTAATATGGCGCTGGCTCATATCGCCAAAGGGCGTATAAGCAATATAGATGAGCAGTCGGAGTTGGCCAGACAGTGCAAACTGTTTTATGAGCCTACCCGCAAAGAGTTATTAAGAAGCTACACTTGGGGATTTGCAAAGCGCGTGAGCAAGCTTGCAGAACTTAGTATCGAATCTCCGTACTGGTCCCACGTTTACGCCTACCCCGAAAAGTGCCTTGCTGTGCGCAAGATATTTGACGCTGACACCGGCGCAATGATAAGGGCAGGCGAACAGCAGCAGGAAGAGTGGGACTTATATATGGCAAGTGACAACGTGCTTGGTATAGGCTGCAATATCCCTGCTGCGTGGCTTGAATATACCTATGATGTTGACGACGTGGAAATGTTTTCAAGTGATTTTTTGAGCGCGTTTACTCATATGTTGGCGTTTAATATCTGCGTACAACTGACCGGCAACAGCGGCTTGCAGCAGACGCAGTATCAGCTTGCAATGGCGGCATTACAGAAAGCGAAGTATACCACGGCAAGCGAAAAGAAAGAATTGCCGGACTATCCGAGCAAATATTTTGACGGGAGGGCGTAATTATGGCTAGTGGGTTAACACCTTATTATTTATTGCAGCCTGCGTTTACCGGCGGCGAAATCAGCACCGAAGTTGCCAACCGCGTCGATTTAGATAAGTACCAATTTGCGGTGCTGCAAGCCTATAACTGCCTTATCAAGCCGCACGGCCCTATTTATCGCAGACCGGGCATGAAGTATATGGCACGAACGAAATATAACGATAAAGCGTGTATCCTGGTGCCGTTCAACGGCGCAGATAACACCGACTATCTTTTGGAGATTGGCGAGAAATACATAAGAGTGCATAAGAACGGACTTTATATAAACATAGAAGTTATGACACCGTACACGGCAGACATGCTGCAAGATTTGAGATTTGTTCAAAGCGCAGATACTATATTTATCGCCAGCGGCAAATATCCCGTGAAACAGTTTGCAAGGTATTCAGACACCGACTGGCGCTTTACTGATTTTACAATTACTGATATGTATTTTGATGAATCGTTAGCAACAAATACTATCAAAGGAACAAGCTATATGACGGCAGGCACGTATAGTTATACGGTCCCCGAAACAGGCACGTATACTATCACTGTTGCCGGTGCTGGCGGCGGCGGCAGTGGTGTTAGTAGAAAAGCAAGCGACAAACAAAGCGCAGGCGCATACGGCGGGCGCGGTGCTGACAGCACTTTTAAAAAAGTATTAACCAAAGACAAGGTATACACTATTGTCGTAGGTGAAGGCGGAGCAGGAAGCGCGTGTCATTATGGTGCTGGTTGGGGCGAACCGGGCAGCAAGGGCGGAACAAGTACTGCTTTTGATGTATCATGTCAAGGCGGCGAAGGTGGCGGTGCTGCATATAGTGAGTCGCATGGCGCAAGGGACGGCACGGACGGCACGAGCTACGGCAACGGCGGTATAGGCGGTATTAAGGGATTTAGCTATTCAACGAGCCAGAATGGCACTAAAGGCGGCGATGGATGGATTATTATTTCCTATGACGGAACAAACAAGATTACTCCTAGCGCTACTGCTGGTGAAGTGACGCTGACGGCGACTCAGAATACTTTTTCGGATAGTAGCGTAGGTACTAGCATTAAATTAAAGCAAGAAGTCGCTACGGCTGAAGTTAATGTCAGCAATGGTACAAGCGGACAAGTGCGTGTAGGTGAAAATTGGAAGGTAATATCACACGGCACTTGGACGGGAAGTTTTGAAATTCAAAAGAAAGATATGAATAGCGAAGGATGGAAAACGTATCGTAAATATACATCTAAAGATGATTACAATCCGTCAGAAAGCGGCAGCGTTACTGAACCAGTTTATTTGCGCATAGTCTGCAATGTCACTAGCGGCACGGCGAAAGTAAACTTAACTGCTATGGCTTACGATGCAGAAGGAATTGCGAAAATCACGGAATACGTTAATGCGAAAAAAGTAAAAGCTATTACGTCAACAGAATTCGCAACCACGGAAGCAACAGAAAACTATTATTTCGGCGCATGGAGTGAAGAATTCGGATACCCGCAAACACTTTGCTTTTTCCAGGACAGACTATGCTTTGGTGGCACGAAGAAGCAGCCTTACATGGTATGGATGAGCAGAACTGGTGACTACGGCAATTTCAGTGTAGAGAAAGCCAGCGGCACTGTTACCGACGATAGCGCAGTAGCACTTGCGTTTGTGAGCCGCAAGCAGTTTAAGATTTTACACTTGATAGCAAGCACCGATTTAATCGTCTTGACTGCGGGTAACGAATGGACAGTAAGCGGTAGCGATACTGTAACACCATCTAAAGCCGTTCCCAAAATGCAGACTACACGCGGATGCAGCAATGTTGAACCGCTCATGATTGGCGGCAGGATTAGATCGGAAGAGCGTCGTGT